CAGAAGAGCTTTGGCTACTGGTGCTGGTGTAGGACTTACACAAGCAGGCTTAGAAGCGGCTCGTGCGCCATTCGATCCTTTGAATACATGGCAAGAAACAGCACAGAATATTGGATTTGCTACTTTAGCTGGTGGAGTTATTGGTGGTTTAGTATCAATTCCTGCGGCTCGTAGGGTAGATGCTACTGCTAAAACAATTAAATCAACACGCAAAATAGCAAAAGCACATGAAGATTTAGTTGTTAATGATTTAGAAAAATTAGATATTGGCGATGGAACTCAAAGATCGCAACGTAGATATGGGGACGAAAGCGAAGAAACTATTAAAGCTGGTAAAAAGTTAATACCAAAAACATTGGAAAGACTTAAGGCTCAACTAGACGAAATGACTAAAGACCTCGACCCTACAGTTAGAGATAGATTACTTGATGAAATTGATGAGACTGGTGAAATTAGTAAAGCTACATTCAAAGAATTAGATAAATTTACTCAGACAAAAATAAGGGGTTCATTTGATCCTGACTTTTATTTTCACGGCACAAATGAAAAAACTACGTTTCGTGATGGTAACCAAGGAGAGTTTGATACTCCTGCTTATGGTCAGGCTACATTAGATAGATTTATTGATGCTGATGGTAATTTAGTTATAAGAGCAACGCCTGATGATGTTAGAGGCGATAAACAAATTGGCGTTTCTTTAACTCAAGACCTTGATACTGCTATTAGCTACACCGCAGAAAAACATAAAGACCCAGCAATTCGTGCTAATAAAGGTGGTCGTTTGCCTGAGACAGTTGGTGGTGATGATGCAATTGTTTTTAAGATTAAAAAAGAAGCTATTGATGCAAGTAGATTAAAGCCTGAGGCAATGGGTGAAATCTTAGTTGATGGCGATATAAAGATTGCTCCAAAAGATTTTGAAATAATTAGATATGGAAAGCACGCAGACAAAGGTCTTAAGCAAGACGGTAATGTAGGCAAGAGTGGTTTAGTTAATGTTCGTAAACAACTTAATAAAGAAACTAAAGACTTAGAAGATTTAACTACGGAAGGTAATTTAAGAACTATTGAAGATGCTAGAAACTCAGGCAAAGACCCTAAGAAACTAACATCTGATAATATGAAGCTAGTAGAAAGTTGGTTTACTAATAACGCTTTCTACACAAAGTTTCTTGCTACACCTTACAAGACAATAGTCCAAGGCAAATACCCAGTACAAGTTAAGAAGTACATGATTGAGCTTGCTATGGATAGTGGCGTTGCTCACATGGTTAACAAGTTAGGCGTATCATTTGGTAACTCAGTTTATCAAATGGCGGCTATGCGTAATGGTGAATGGGTCAAGGCTATGGATGATCTTATGATTATTTTTGGCAGATCAACAAACCAAGGCACAAGAAAAATACTGGACATTGCTGGTGGCCCTCGTGGTTTTGACGCGTGGGTTAAGGGCGTCAATAAGGAATATGTAAATGGCAATAAGCTTGGATTGTCTGACGTAGATAAAGAAGCATACGAAATAATGCATCAGTTTTGGAGTACTTGGGGTGCAAGACTTGAAGACACTGGCTTAATCGGCAACAAAACATTCTTTACTAATAAAACATTAAACAACGAAAGAGTAATTAAAGACATTGACGCTGATCTTGTTGTTTATCAAAAAGAATTAAAAGAAGGTATGGATGATTTTGCTACTAAAATTGATGGTATATCACGCAGTATTGCAGACTTAGAAATGAAATTCAAAACAATAGGTTTGAATAAAAAACAACAGTCTACATTAGATAAACTATATGAAGTTTTAGAAAGATACGAAGTTCCTAGATATAATCCCTTCAAAAGTAAGAACAGAATCTATGGCTACAAAGCTCTCCTTAGAAAGAAGATAAGGATGGAGCGTGAAAACGCTGAAATGAAAACTCAATTAGACGAGCTAAGTGATACTAATCAGTCGTCAATAATGGCTAAAAACGAAGAGAATATGTTTGCTCGTTTTTGGGATAGGGAAGCTATTGACGCTAACAGACCACAATTAGAAGCTATCTTTGTTAAATGGTATGAAGAAAACCCAAGCGTTACTGTGTTTGAAAACGGCAAATGGATTAAAAAAGATTTAAGTCGTGACCCTAGAGACATTGCTGAAAGAGCATCGTCTACTGTAGATACAATAATGGGTATAGCTTCTAAAGACGCTACTGATGTAGATGTAGTTTACTATGGAATGGGTAAGTCAAAACATTTTAAGCACAGAGCAATCGATATACCTAACAAGCTGGTATTAGATTTTATTGTTAACGATCCTATGGCAGTTATGAAAGCGTACACAATGAGGGTTGCACCTCGCTATGAGTACGCAAAGAAACATAACATGGCATCTTTGGATGATGTTTTAGATGATATTGATATTGAAATGTCTACCGCTGGTAAGAGTTTGGACGAAGCTAATAGAGTGCGAATGAACTATCAGCATATGTACGATAGGATTGTTGGCTCTGTTATGCGTAAAGACCCATCATCTTGGGATGTAATGGCTGTAAAAGTTATGCGAGATGCGGCTCAATTGAATTATCTAGGTAGTGCAGGGTTTTCTACATTGCCTGATTTATCTAAGATTTTAATGGAGCATGACTTACCTACACTTAAAGGGATACTTCAAGACATAGGTAGTGGCGATAAAAGAATCCTAATGAATAAAGAAGAAGGCAGATTAGCTGGTGAAATATTAGATATTATTACTGGCTCTAGTCATTTGCGTATGACAGAAGAATTAGCTAACAATCCTTTTTCACAAGGGTTCTACGATAAATATGCGGCTAAAGGTAAAAATGCTTTTTACATAGCTAACTTACTTGCTCCTGCAACTAGAGTGTTTAAGCAAATTGATAGCATGGCAAGAGTCCATACTTTGATCGATGTCGCAGTTCGTAAAAATCACAATGCATATAAAGCCGCTAAAGATGGCTCTGATAAAATGAAAGAGCTAAGTCAGTTTGAAGTTACATATGCGGCTCGTTACAACATTGACGATAAGGTAGCTAAAGAAATAGCTGAGTTAGTTGAAAATGGAACAATAGAAAAAACTAACTCAGGTTTGTATGTAGGAAATACTGAAAAATGGCCTAGCTCTATGAACGCTACAAAAGAAAGCTTTAGAGCAAGCTTAAACTCAGGAATCTTAAATACAGTTCTTATGGGTACACCAGCAGACAAGCCTATTATTGTTGATGGCGTTGTATTTATACCTATGAGAGTCGCTAAGAAATTAAACTTAGAAGAAGATTCTGTAGTTCGTGGGTATCATAGAATTGAATCGCCATTGTTAGGTATGCCGTTCCAATTTATGTCTTATAGTTTTGCGGCTATGAACAAGATAACAATTGGTTTAGCTACAGACCAAGTGCGTAATAGAAAGACTGCAATAGCTACGTCTATGATTCTTGGGTATCTCTCTCTTAAAATTAAATCAGAATTTGGTGGCAAGGGTGCAGAGTTTGCTTGGGATAATATGGATTTTGAAGACAAAGTGTTAAGAGCGTTTGATCAATCTGGGATTGCGTCACTTGTTTCAGATATGTATTACCAGTCACTAATTATATCTGACGCTTTAAATGGCCCTGACTTAGGATTTGGTGTGTTTGAAAAGAAAGGGCCACCTTCTACTTCTGCATTTGATGCCGTAACTGCGGCTGGTGGTGCTGGATTAGGTATTACTGATGACTTCTTGCGTAAAGGTGTGTTTCAATTTCTTACTGGTAATACTGGTGAGGGAGGCAAGCATATGATTAGAAACTTACCATTTGCTAGGTTGTGGTTTGTTAAGGGGTTTATGAATGACATGACTTCTGATTGGGGTAAGGGCAAATTTAAGAGCGAACCATTAACAATGGGTGGTGGAGGTAGGTTCTAATTGTGCGTTGTGTGTTTTTATTTACAAATGTAAGGTGTCGATATGACAATTAGTATTGCAAACAATTCGCCTAGAAAAAGTTACACAGTAGGTAATGGTGTAACGCAAAGTGCGTTCGTTGTTACCTTTGGGTTTTTTAACGCAACTGACCTGTCTGTGTTTGTTGATGGTGTGGCAAAACAATTAACTGCTGATTACACTGTTAGCGGAGGTAACGGCTCTACTGGTACAGTAACTTTTGGAACTGCAATTACTGGTGATAGCGATGGTGCTACTGTAGTTATTACACGAGGCGTCACTCTTGAAAGAACAACTGACTTTCCTCAGTCAGGTGCTTTTCAAATTAGTGCTTTAAATACAGAGCTTGATAAGTTTATTGCAATTGCGGCTGATTTGAATGATGGCATTAATCGTTCTCTAAAGCTTAATGATACTGACCCTGATGCAACTTTGTCTTTACCTGACTTAGCTAGTCGTAAAGGCAATACGTTAGCGTTCGATGCTACAAGTGGTAATGTGGTAGCAGGGCCAAGCATTACACAAGTTAATGATGTGATTTCAAATGTTGCTCAAGCATCAACTGATGCGACAACTGCAACAACCCAAGCAGGGATAGCAACAACTCAAGCAGGAATTGCCACCCAAGCAAAGACTGATGCACAAACTGCGTTAGCAAATGCAAATCTTCCTACTAGTTTTACTGGTAATGCTGGGAAAATTATACAAGTCAATGCAGGGGAAACTGCATATGAGTACGCAACTTCAGCAACAAACAATGGTGTGTTTTATGGGTTAAGAGTAGATACAAGTACTGGTCATTTAGTGGTGGATCATTCGGAGTTAGGTGTTAGTGCATCATTTAATTTGTCTGACTACGATAATTATTTATTTTCATCACCAAATGTAGTGTTCTCAATAATGCCAGTTACTGGCGATTTACTTATAACGACACCATAGGAGGTCAAATTGGCTACAATTAATATAGGAAAACTAAGAGTTAATTGGCGTGGTGCGTTTGCCACGGCAACAGTTTACGAAAAGAATGACGCAGTATCTGTAAGCGGAAGCTCTTATATATCGATACTCGATCAATCAGCACCAGCATATGACAATGCAAAACAATATAGTTTGAACGACTTGGTAACAAGTGGCGGTAATGTATTCCGATACATTAATAGTACTGCCGCATCAGGAAATGCAACTTCAGTAGCAACTCACTGGTCTGCTAATACACCATCTACATCGAACTCAGTATATTGGAACGTAATGGCAGAAGGTCAGAACGTACTTACTACTCAAGGCGACTTGATGACGCATAATGGTAGCAACCAAATTAGATTGCCACGAGGAAACTCAGGTCAGATTCTTAAAGTGTCAGGTTCGGACTTAGCTTTTGGTTCTCAGTCAGGATACAAAGGCTGGACTGCACTTCAATCAAATTATGGTGATCCAGTTTCATGGAATGTGAGTCCTTCTGCTAGTACTACTTATGGTGCTACTGGTAGCAGAGCATGGCTTGCTGATTACGCTAACAATTGGATTCCTGAGTACGCTTATTCAAACCCAGCAATGGGGCCAATAGCTAATGCTGAACAAGCAAATCAATATCATGCTTATAGAATGACTTATTTCTTGAACAACGAGCATGAGCTTTGTGGCATGGGTTCTGATGTTAACTCTTATGCTATGAATAATATTTATGGTGGTGGTGGTCATAGTGGTTTTACCCTTATGAACTTTAGTCAAGACAATGGCGGGATGAGGAACGGAGATTACTTTGTAAGATTCTGGAATTCTAGTCACTGTTTATATGCTTTAACTAAAGATGGCGATTTGTTTTCTCGTGGCTACAATGGTTATGGTCAGCTTGGTTTAGGAGATACTACGGATAGATATATGTGGTGCAAGATATCAACTCTTGGCCCTGATGCTACTCACGCTGGTGTATCTACACAAATTGCAGGATTTCATTTAGGTATGTCAAACTGCGTTGGTTCGGCTTCTTATAATAATTGTTATGCGATTGATACAAGTGGACGTTTGTTTGCTTGGGGATCAAATGAGTTTGGTAAACTTGGTAATGGTAATACTACAACCCAAACTTTACCAGTTCACATTAGCTCTGTATCAAACATTGCAATGGTGTCAGCTAGATATGGTTCATGTCACATTGTAGATACTAGTGGAAACTTGTTCTTTGCTGGTAGTTCACAAAATGAAGTTGATGGTGGCTTAAGTAGTGGTACGCTCTCATCGTTTACTGATACTGGTCAGGATAATGTGTATCAAATTGTAAACTCTGATGGTTATTATTACACGAGTCGATACGCTCACGCTTGGTATTTGAAAACAAACGGCGAGATGTACGGTATTGGTGGTAATGGTATTGGTCAGGTTGGTGTTGGCTCAACAACTCAGGTTGGTACTTGGTCTAGGATTGGTGGCTCTTCTACTTACAGTGGGTTTGTTGTAGGCGGTAATGCATATTATTGTACTGTAGCTGTAAAGGGTGGCACTCCTGCTTCNCCTAATAATACTGTAGGTATTTGGGGNTTCAATGTTAATGGTCAATGTGGAATTAATAGTGTTACAAACCAAACTTCACCAGTTGCTCCAGCAACAACAACATCGTTTACTCATACAGTAGCATCTACAACTTCCAACACTGCACAATCTCAAGTAGATGTGGCATTTCCTAACACAGATATTATACAGATATGGGCGCACAGAGGTTTGCAAGGGCAACAAACTGTTAATATGTACTTCCAAGATTCTAAGTATAGAACTTGGGTATCAGGTTATTCTAACAGTCAGGACTATAATAAAAACTCAAGTGGTAATGCAATCAATGCTGATCTTCAAAAGATTCGATTAGATATTGCTCAAGAAAATACCACTAGTACTGTAAATACAAACCATTGGGCGAGTAGTGTACCGACTAAAGTAATCCATATACATGGACAAGGTAATGCTTATGGATCGGAAGGTAATGTAGTTAAGTATACAGATGATGGTCGATTATTTTCATGGGGTTATAATGGTCAGGGTCAGCTAGACCCAGCGGCAACATATGTAGGACAATGGATTCAACTAAGACCTTAAGGAGTAGATATGGCACAAAAACTTTATAAATGGACTGGTGAAGTTGTCCAGCCTACGCAATGGGACAGTGGCTTTGTTGCTCCTGCATGGTATGGGTGTGATGATGATGGTGTAGGTTACGCTTTCTTGGATACTGGTTATGCTGAACTATGCAGTTCTACTAATGATGACTTTGCAGTTACAACTGCATCCAATGCTAAAACATGGGTTAAAGGTAGTAGCCTATCAGCAAAGAATCTTAGCAAAGAATGTATAAGAGAGATTCGCATGAAGTATTCAATTGATGATGAGCTACAAGCTAATAGAACTTCATCTACTGATGCTGGTAAGGCAGTACTAGATGACATTGGTACTATTGTTGCTAGTTACGCCACCAAGAAAAATGCTTTGGTTGGGGATTAATAATGAAAACATCCGTTAATTCTGTTAAAGCACAAATAGATACGCATGAAGCCGTGTGTGCTGAAAGATGGACTGAAACAATTAATAGAATTAAAAGGATTGAAACTATTATGATAGGAACTGCGGGTACAATTATACTCATGTTGACTAGCATAATCTTCAAGTAATGTATGGTAGTAGCGGAAACACTTGCAGGGATAGCGTTAGTACAACAAGCAGTTAAAGCAATCAAAGGCGGATTGGATACTGCTAAAGACTTATCGTCACTAGCTACTGACATTGACAATCTGTTTACTGGTGAACGTCAGATACAACAGAAGAGAAACAAGAGACAACAATCTGCTTTCTCTATGAAGTCTGTAGCTGAAGAAACTATACAAGCAAAACTAGCACAAGAACAGATGCGAGAGATTGCATCGATGATTGATATGAGGTTTGGTCATGGTACATGGACAAGCATTGTAGCTGAACGAGCAAAGCGTATTCAAGATCACAAAGATGAGATCAGGCAACAACAAAAGGAAAAGCGTAGGCAACAAGAAGAAATGATGGACGCTATGAAGACTACTGGTTATGCGTTTCTTGGCATCTTGTTTGTAGCTGGTTGTTTGATTGCAGTTCTTATGGGAATGAGGCGATGAAATCACTCGAAGAAGAATCTATGTACGCTGATTACGATACAGATGGAGATGGTATCGTGTCAGATAAAGAGATGGCAATAGCTAAAGACATCAAGGAAACTGAGGACGAGTTGCGTAAACACTTAGCTCAGTTACGGATGGCTAGGTATACATTGATTTCAATGGGTCTGTTTACAGTAGCTATGTTCTTTATTCCTTTGGATAGAGTGAAGGCGTTGAGTGATATTAGTAATTTATTTTATTTAACTGGTGGGGGTATCGTTGTGGGTTACATGGGTATGACATCATGGGCGGGTAAGAAATGATTGGTGCATTGATAACACCATTAGCTAATCTTGCAAGCACATGGCTACAAGGAAGCGTTGAAGAGTCGAAGGCTAAGAGTCAGGCAAAGGTTGCTCGTGCCGTAGCTGAAGCTACAGTCATGCAGAAGAAAGCGACTGGAGAAATTGACTGGGATTTGAAGATGGCTGATGCGTCTGCCCATAGTTGGAAAGACGAGTGGCTTACAATTTTGTTTTCGATCCCACTTATACTAGCGTTCTGTGGTGACTGGGGTAGAGGCGTTGTATCTGAAGGCTTTACTGCTTTGGAATCTATGCCTGAGTATTATCAGTATACCTTGGGTGTAATTGTTAGTGCGTCATTCGGAACGAGAGCGGCAACTAAATTCTTTGGGAGAAAGTAATGCAGTTAAGCGATCACTTTTCTTTAGCTGAAATGGTAAAGAGTCAAACGGCAGAGCGTAAGGATATACCTAACGAGCCTGACCCTGACCAGATATACTCTATGTCTTTGTTGTGTGAGAATATTTTAGAACCAATAAGATTACATTACGGCTTGCCGATACAACCATCGTCAGGTTTCCGCAGTGCTGAGTTATGTCTTGCGATTGGTAGTTCTATTGGCAGTCAACACGCCAAGGGTGAGGCCGTGGATTTTGAGGTGGCTACTGTAGATAATGAAGAGTTGGCTAGTTGGATTTGGGAGAACCTAGATTATGACCAGTTGATTCTTGAGGCTTATAAAGGTGGTAACTCAGGTTGGGTTCATTGCAGTTACAAGGCTGATGGTAATCGGAAAGAGTCTTTGTCTTGGGATAGGGGTAGTGGTTACAAGCTATGGCAACCACCCATTCCCCATTAGAAAAGCAGAGGCACAGTTTCCCGATACCTCTGCTTTGCACCCAAAGGAGAACTAATCCAAGAGAAGGGTGCTTAATCTAGAAAGGTACTTCATCTATTATCTCCTCGTCAACTGCCTTGTTTGTTGTAGTTACAGTACCAGCTTGGGTACTGTCACGAGGCTCAGAACATTCGAGGGTCATGTAGTTAAGACCAGCTTCGTTTGTTTTTTTCCAAGCGGCTAATCTTTTCTTGTGATCCATTGGTGCGTTAGAGATCATCATGCTCCCAGTATAGTCGGGTCGCATTTCATTATCTCCTTTGTCGTTAGGAAATATAGCACCTACTTTCATGTACACATCAATACGTTTGTCGCCACTTTTAGATGTAGCCGTATGATATGCAAAGTTCTGATCGACACCTTCTACATTAAACTTGCCTTGCAAGATTAGTTTCTGATCGTCAAAAGGTTTGAACCCTACACCAGTGTTGGTGTTGTCGTATTGCTTATCGTCTTCCATTATCGTTCTCCATTATAAATAAAAACCCACCGCCATTACCTTCAGAGTCACGGCTTACTGCTATCTTAACGTCTTCATATTTAGGTTTAGTTAGTATGAACTCAGGGAATCCTTCTTCGTCTTCGCCTAAGAATGTCTTTATCTTGAATCCTTCTAACTGCTTATAGTAATCTTCCATCACCATTCTCCATCGTTGTTGTTGTTGTTAGGACGTTTGTTCTTTTGGTCGGCAGTATATTTATTGCCATCCATCTGCCCTAAAAATACGTCTGCGTTAAAACCAAGATGCGATATTGCTTTGGTTAGACCATCAGTGATTGCCATCTTAGGTGCGTCCTCATTAGTCCTGCCCTTGGCAGAGTTAAAGAACGTACGGCAACCAGTGAAAGGCCCGAATGTATTTACATTACACACAGTCCATACTGTTATGTGTGCAACACAAGCCGTGTCTCCATTGCTGAAGTTAACAAACTCCATCTTGTTACTCCAACCCCAGCCGTGACCGATGACACCGAACTGTTCTGTCATTGCCCTGATTTGGTAGTGAGGGTCAATGGCTGTGAATTTTCGTGAACCAAAAGCTACTGGCTTGAGTGAGTCAGGATCGGATGTAGATACTTTGTTCCACATTATCAAGTTGTTAGGACTGGTTTGTTCTGCTTTAGTTTGTGAAGTCTTAGTCATGATTAGTTCTCCTTATTGTGAATTACTGTGAAGCGTAAAGCACCACGCTTGTCACGCTTGATTGCAAGAGAGTCACAATATACCTCTCTCTCATTGTCACCTACCATTGCCTTAAGGTCAGCTTTGGTAGACTCGAATACTTTTGCATCGTCTACTTGTGATACATAATCTATTGCTCTAGATATAAACTCATTGTCAGTTGAAGCATCACGCCTAACCATGCCATCTACTTTAATCTTGTCTATAGATACAACGGCACGATCATCCTCGAATGGTTTGCGGTTCTCTGTTACGCACTTCCAAAACTCTACGACTCGTACTTGTATAGCCTTGATGTAATCCCAGTCTTTAGATACGTACTGACATTCCCATCGTGAGTTACCAAAGATGATAGATAGGTAGCAACCATTAGCTTGTGCTATCCACAGATAGAATTGTATCTGAGGCATATATTGTTTTAACTGTTGCTCGAATGTATTGTGATGATAGGTGTGCTTGCACTCTANTATGTCGAAGCCACCATCTAGGTCACGCTCTACTATCTTACCATCTAGTTGTCCCTTACATGGAACGCCATAGTAATTTAGAAACACAGACTCTTGGTGTCCATTAGTCTCGCACTTATATTCTTGCTCGAACCATGCGATGTTAAACTGTTCTGTGAATGAGCCTAGTTGTACTGGCAGTACACGAGACAAATCGTCAGGCTCTTTTGCACCAGTCTTTACTTCCCATAATTTAATCCAGTCGCCGTGCATGATTGCACGGACATCTGATCCGCCTATAAAACCTTTACGTTCCATGATTAGTTCTCCTATTTGTTATGTTAGTTTTACTGCAAGTTTGCAGTCATGTCAACTCGCAACTTAAGTAAGTCACGCATTAGATACTCACGCTTCTTGAGTCGCCAAGAGATATGAGTATAGAACTCAGCGAACGAAGGCCAAAACTTTTGGGTGCGTTCTACTTGAGTAATAGCATATGACGTTATGTCGGCAGGGAATTCTTCTAAGCGTTTAGCTAATGACTTCATACGCAAGTCAATGTCTTCCTCTGCCTCGCCACTTGGTTTGATAACTAGTGTAGCTAGAATAGCTAGTCGTTCTCGTAGCATATCGTATGGCATAGGTACTGATGCTTTTGCTACGGCAGTAATGCACTGGTCTACTTGGTCAATGGTATCTGCTTTGATAACATAGCCACGAAGTGTAGATACAAAGCCACCCTTCTCAGGATACCTAGTGATCTCGTTTACGCTCACTTTGTATTGAGTTATAGATTCCACTAAAGATACTAGGCTTTCGTCTACCACTGTGGGCTGACCAACCTCGAGCAGTCTTGCTACTGCCTTGTCTTTCTGCGTTCCACTTAATTCTGTTGTTGCACCAGTATCTGTAGGCACGATCGATGTCTTTGAATGTTGTGCCTTTGGCAATGTGGAAATCACGGAACTGATTGGCTTCATGTTCATGATCTAGTTCTCCTTTTTTGTTAAGCGATTCTATTAACTCAGCAGATGGAACGTAATCCTCTATCTTATTAATAGGTTTAATTGATAGGTTAGGGTTACTGTCTGCAACTACCTTGTTGCATTGTGCAACTACTGGTAGCTCGTCAGGGTAGATAGTATAAATCGTGGAGCGTTTACTATTGCCACGATCACGCAAGACAAACCCATGCTCTTGCAGATAATTTAGTTTGCGGGTAACAGTCACACGATTCATCTGTGTGCGAATCGCAAGTCTGTCTAATGATGGGAAACATTTATGTGTCTCCTCATTGGCATGGTCTGCAAGCACAACGAGTAACCACTTGGCTAGTGGGTCTTGTATATCTGTGGCTATAGCACGAGCCATGAGTACGAATGACATATTAGTTCTCCTTAATTTGTACTGCCTCTAAAGATATTAACATACGCAGTAGAGCTTTAGCTAATAGGATATACCATTTGATATCAGCGAGTTCTTTACTTTGAACACAACGAATCAAGTATGTCTGGCCGACCTAATAGGCAGTGGTTAATCTTTAAGTAATGGTGCTATCTTTTCTTCAAAGACATCTCCATCTATGATAACAATTGTTTGTGGTTTACCTCCAGTCCTACGTTTATACATAGCTATGTCTCTGTTCGCTAACACAGTAAATGGATTAGGAAAGTTAGACTTGTCTCTGTATTTTATTTCGACTACCAGTCTGAGTCCTCTGAATTCCCAGACGATGTCTCCACTATATTCTCCTCCCAACGATCCGCTGAGTGGTTGTCTTTTCGCTTTGAACCCCATTGCTTGTAGCCATGTGACGAACCAGCGTTCGTGGTAATTTCCTTTGATGCGACTTTTACTTGCCATGATCCCTCCAAGTGACAGTCAATACAAATGGTGTGGTATGTAGCTGGTTCTATACTAGCTAGTATACATACAAACCATTGGGTAGTTACAAGACAAGCGTCACACTTGGCTGGTATACCCTCCTGACTATTTAATCTTTTTCTTATAGACTTTGATCGTAAGGCCAAGTGCGTCTAGCCAACAACTAAGTAGGAAACCAGATGGTACACGTTTGTATTGCTCCCATTTATGTACTAACGATACGGCGCAACCAATTTGCTCCGCTAAATTTTCTTGTGAAATCTTTTGTCTGTTTCTTTCAGCGACAAGTGTAGCTATAACATCTTGATATGATGTTGGTACACTAGTTTGTTTTTTGAAATGCTGAAAGTTTGTCAATAGATTCCAATACCTTTAATGCCGTGCGATGCCTTAACTCTTTCCCTTGCTTTGATCTATAGAAGGTAGAGGTCGGCACTCCTGCATCTAGAAATGCCGACCTTAGTTCTACCTCTTTGAAGTCTGCGTGATTCTGAAGTATCTCTATGTATTTTTCCATATCTATCAGTAGCATACTTGCAGTCCTCGTCAAGTTATTCTTTTACTTGCAGTGATTTCATATACTTAGCAGTAGTCTCTTCTAGCTTATACATCTCCTTTTTAATTACAGACATGTGTGCATGTATCTCGCCAATCATATCAAGTGATGATAAGATATGTTGGTGTTGCTTATTGCTATGCTCTTGTCTTGACTCAAGTATATCATCAAGTTGTTGTTGTAAATTTTTAGCCATTGCCTCCTCCTATGAGTGCTTCTAGTTCCTCGTCATTCAAAGACTCTAGATATGCAGGGTCTTTGAATGGGTCACGAGGTTTGAGTTTACGTTTCTTTGGTTTGGGTGGATTAGGTATAGGTGTAGTCTTAGGTAAGTCATGCAGAATAATCTCTTGCGTGTTAAACCTATGACCACACAGTTTGTCATCACATCTACGTCTTCTCTTGATAGCAGATATTTGTGGTCTGCTATCTACGACAGACGTAGTTGCATCGCACTTAGGACATTGCATTACAGAGGTGTGCAACGCATGATCTGTTGACCACGCCCTGACCTTGCTACTTCTGTACCTACAATAAAGATGTGATGCTTATCCAGTAACCTACGATACCGAGGTGTTACGCTACTGGCTTTGATCTTATGTCTGTTCCACATAATCTCTTCGACCTTCTCGCTGATAACTCCATTGGGAAATTGCTGGATAACTTCTAGTACCTTTGCTTCTAATACAGTTGGGTCTAGATTTTTGCCTGACTCTTTAGATGTATCAGGATCGGTATGTCTTGCTAGTGCTTCAGTCATTGTTAGTTCTCCTTGTTTCTAACCAGTTGTCGATTACGTCACAGTCTTCACACATCTCAGGTACAACATCACCTTCGATGAATGGATTTTGTACACGATACCATCCAGTATCTTTGCAACGATTACATTTAATAGGGGATGTGGTCGTCAATGTGTACGTCCTCCAAGTTGTTAGCCTCCCAAGCAGCAACCGCTCTGACTATAAATTTTTCTTTCTGAAACTTGGGATTGTTTTCGGCTAGGTCTTCAGCCATCTTAACGATTTGACTAGGCCACCCCATAAGTGGAGCGACCTTGTCAGCTAGGTACTCGTAATTACTACGAGTCATTGGTTTGTATGTCATATAGTTCTCCTATCTACGAGGACATTTTTCTCGTAGTCTTTTAATGTCATATCAAGAAAGACTTTCATTAGGTCTTGACCACTGCTGAATGGATTTGCAGTTACAAATTGGCAACGCATTTCTCTATCGTTATGTGGCATGACAAATGTAAGTGGTAACTTGATGTCATCATCTAATGCATTTGCATATTTTGCTACAACAGAACGATTAAGATTATAGCGTATAGCTTTTCTGTTTAGTTTCTTAAATGACTTGCCAGTTATATACATAATACCTGACCCATTCTCTAAGGTGTCTAGTTTGTCCATCATTATTTGATCTCCTTTAATGGTGGGATATATGATTCGTCTTCGTTGCTATCACGATCAAGCACTTCATCGTATGTATCTACAATCTCACGGATAGTATCCATTGCAATTGTAATACGAATCTTGAACTGCGAACCTTCCTCATCGGCACGTTGCTTGAGAGCTTCGAGTCTGTCGTGAACATCTCGTGTCTGTGATATAAATGCTAGTTGATTTTGCATAATGTTTTAGTCTCCGTAGTATGTAAGGTTAAGTCCGAGAGAAGCCAACGACCCCTCACCCAAGAGGGGGTCGATGACTTCTTGAGGTTAAGCGAATTCAAATCGTTTGTGTGTCATCGCTTTCTGTACGTCTACTTGTCTACGCTTGGTAGCATTGTGAGGTACACGAGACTGGTCAGTATGTGTAGACCAGTAAGTCATTGCGTTATACAACGCCCACTTGTTAGAGCCTAGCTGACTGGCATTGGTGTGCCATATACGCATGATAGATTCCATTGTGGTGTTGTTAAACTTAGATGCAGTCTGATGTGTGAACACCTTGCCGATGGTAGCCTTGAAGAAATCTTCTGCCATAAAGTCATCGACCTTGATGTCCATCCATGACTGCCATATGTCTTTGTGTTCGAGGAATACTTTAGTACCTTGCTCTATCTTACGAGCAGAACCTTCGACATCTACATTGAGTGTGTGTTTGAATGTAGTCTTGGCAATCATGTCGGCTATGGTTTGACCATTGAGGCAAGTCAATCTCATACCTTCTACTGATTGACTGAACGACCAGCTTGCATCGTATGAATTGTAGAATGGTATGCGTAAGCAAGTGATGTCGCCTACTGTTGGTTCTACTGTAAGGTCAGGGAATGTGATGCAACCTTTAAGCTTACGACCATCTTCGTATACCTCTACTGTAGTGTGGTAGTCTGTAGATACATCGGCACGCTTGACTGCATCCATGATTGAATTGACTACGTTGTCGTGTGTGATTGGCTTGTACTTACTGCCATGCACACCCATGATATCGCCAGTATCAGTACGCACTAACGCACGAGCAATAGATGATGGCACTTCGTACCGATGGAACTTACCATCNGGACATTCGGCTGGTTGCTTGATTGCTTCGAGGTTAATCATCTCGATTGGGAACTCCCACTTGTTTAGTATCGTGTCGTTAGATGTAATGATTCCATCCATGATTAGTTCTCCTTAGTTAAAGTTATTGTTACGATGGTGGCATACGAACCCGAGCCATTTGATAGTGAAGCCACGATCACTACGATAGTAACGAGGCACGAGGTAGAAATTTCTGTATGTTCTTAACTGCATTTGAATAAGCTCCTCATCTTGAGATAACAATACACTGTGGATACAGACAGTATGTACATTGATACTGTAAATGCTATGACGTTTGCATGACCACCTTCATAAGATGATGCGTCATATGTGATGAATGAAATGATGGCACTTGAAACTACTAGTGCTAGAGCGAGTAAGTTCTTAGTCATGATTAGTTCTCCTTATATATTGTGATGGTAACACATTGGTTGCACGATGCAACACATTATGTTGTGTTTAATTGTAATACTAGAATTAATTTCGTGAAAGAAAAGCATGGGGGTAGCAAGGTCACTGCGTAAAATGACCGAGCGTACCCCCATGTGAGGCGAACCCCCCAGATTACCACCTATAGGGAGGAATAGATGGTTGGGGTGATGATAGATTGTAGTCCAGTCTTTCAGCTTGGACTACTGCTAAACACTAGCCTCGTTGCTCACGGCAGTAATTTGTCAACGCACTCTCAGTGCTAGACAAAAAAAAGGGCAGGATAAACCTGCCCTTCTCTGCCTTTCGTTTACTCGTTAGTGTTTTTAGGTAACTGGATTCTGTTATCGTCACCGAGGATCGCATCGGCATCAGCAAGGACGGCAGAATCAACTTTCTTTGTCTTGCTAGGAGACATTGTCCATCTCTTGCCAGTTACATACTCACATACAACTTGGTCGTCCTCATGGATTGAATCTAGCTCTGCTAGTTCTGCTTCCATTGAGCGATAAATAAGTATCGCTTGTGCGAGTGCAGTACCCTCGTTCTTAGAACCTTCTGTCGGACGAGCCTGATCAATCACGCCCTTCTGTTTTGACATAAGGCCGAGCTTGTACTTAATGGCATTGTCAGAGGAGTAGCAAGCGTTCCTTGCGTTGTTCTCTCTTAGATATTTGAACTCTTCTCCTATTGAGTAGTTTATAACTTGGAGTTTTGCCAACTGACGCTCAGTTGATGGGTCTTGCACTTGTACTTCTTGGATTTTCTTTTGTGTGTTTGTCATCTTATTCTCCATCTTGGATTAAATACTCAGACAATTCTGAGTATGCCGACGAATAACATAAGCAAAATGTATGTCACAAAGAATCGTCTTCAGATGGAGTGCAACGAATCTATGATTCGTATGCAATACACGAACTCCTATTCTTTTGACAGTCGGAGACCGAAGCCAATCAATAACAAGAGCCACCCCTTCTTAGGGGTGTCACTTTTATTGGCTGATGTGCAAATTTTGAATATGTTTTCTTCTGCATACTGACTCAGATTGTCCTAGGATTTAACCAAGATGGAGAATGACAAACCGCAAAAGGAAATTCGAGAAGTGCGAGTCTCCATCAACTCGAGCGACAGTTGGCAACACTCCCTTTTAGACAGGCTCTTCTTTTAGTCAGGAGGAGAAGAGTTCAAATGTCTAAGGGAGTGACGCTAGGGTTGGTTGCCTCTGACAATGCCGTTAAGTCAAGCTACCTTATGTCCTAACATAAGGCGTGCTTGACCACGGCTTGTGCCACGGCAGAATGTTACGAGGGTACTGCACTCACACATTCGATTCTTCTCTCAATGGAATACTAGCAAGGCTAGTTCATTCCATGAGACAATCGAGTGTGAGTTTGTGACTGGCACGATATGGCCTCCTAGCAAGCCAAAGCCATTTGCTTTGTCCTTGCTGATGCCTATCGTTCCTTGGTTACTATATCCATTACCTATAAACCTAACTAGTCAACGGAAGACACAGAGATGGGCAGTTATCCTGCCCTTTCTCTGGTCTAGCACAATAATATAAAGCCATCCCTTCTTAGGGATGTCCTTATCATTTGTGCGTTGACAAGTTTTCTAATGGCTCTAAGAATGGGGGGGAACAAGGGGGGGTGATTGTTGATTGCCATTAGAAAGGTTTAGGTATGGATTTAGCAGGTAAATTGACTTCCCGAGAGATCGCTTTGGTTGATACCCTCGTAGCATCTGGCGGGAGCATCAAGGATGCTTCGCAGATGGCGGGGTATGCCAAAGGCGAATCGGGAAGAGTGAGTGCCAGTCGTGCTTTGAAGCGACCTCATGTACAACAGTACATGATGCAAGCAGTAGCAGACTCCCTTGGAGTCCATGCTACGTCAGCTTGCAGTAGGCTGGTTAGCCTTAGTAGGTCTGCCCGAAGTGAGTATGTCCAACTCGAGGCGAGTAAGGACATACTGGATCGGGCAGGCTTTAAGGCACCAGACAAGGTCGCTCATCTGCACGCAGGGGAAATTACGGTATCCATAGACCTGAGTTAGGAGCTAGGGGTGGGGTTGGAAAATAAGTGTAGGGCAACGTAACGGGACTAACATGATGGCTATAGTTAAAAAAGGTACGTTAAAGAGGATATATATTATTTTAATGGAGAGGTACGTCTAATGTGCATGGGAGGAGGCGGTGGCTCTTATGTAGCACCACAACCAAAACAAAGATGGTTACAAGACACCTCAAAAGAGATTATTGTTTCTAAGTACGAACTTTCTGACGAGAACAAAAGACGTAATTCTTTAAGGACTAAGGCTCGTTTACTAGCTAGGAGGCAATTAATGACTCAAACTGATGATGGTGGTGGAGATGGCCCTGATTCCTCTGCTGGTGGTGGCAACTCTATTGGTGGTGGTGTAGGCGTTGACTCTGCTGGTGCTGGTGTTAGCGGTGGACACACTTCCGATACTGGGCATGGCTTCGCATGAGTACTCCAGCATGGACAAGAAAAGAGGGCAAGAACCCCAAAGGTGGTCTCAACGCCAAAGGACGAAAATCCTACAAAAAAGGTACATTAAAAGCTCCAGTAAAGTCGGGCGACAACCCGAGGAGAGCATCGTTCCTAGCTCGAATGGCAGGAAACAAAGGCCCTGATAGAGATTCTAAGGGCAAACCTACAAGAAAATTATTATCATTAAGAGCGTGGGGTGCATCTAGTAGTGCAGACGCTAGAGCAAAGGCTCGTGCTATTTCTAAGCGTAATAAAAATAAGAAAGGATAAGTATGTCTCTTTATAGGAATATTAACAAACGCAAAAAGGCTGGGACATCTCGTTCTAAAGCTAAATCTACTGTAACTGCGAGAGCTTATGCTAATATGAAACGAGGCTTTCCTAAGAAGAAGGGTAAGTAACATGACCTTAAAGATGGAAATCTCTTATAAGAACAAAAATATTGCTAGAGACTTGGCTAAATTAACACGAGACTTACAGATTCAAGCTATGAAGCTTGCTAAGAAGCGTGAGCGTGAGGCTAAAAAGGCGGCAAATGCTGGTAAAAAGTATACACAATTAGTTAGTAGCGTTGCTGGAAACAAAAAAAGACCTAAGAGTTTAATTACATACGATAGTGCAAGGGGTTAATAATGGAATATGTAGACAACGAAGGAAAGAAATATGTGGGCGATGTTATTAGTATGCCTGACGGACGTATACTTAGTGGAAAAACGTACACATCCGAGTCGAAAAGACTGCATGAAGTCGAGATTAAGGAAATTGTTTCTACAGTTCCACCTCAGATACCAGTCAGTTCCGCACCAGCTACCAAGAAAAAGTCTAAGAAAGCAAGATAATCACAAAATTTAAGTACAAACCTGACGGAGAAGTAGTCAAAAACTTTATGAAGAACGACAACTTCTTCCGTGGACTACGAGGGCCAGTAGGAAGTGGCAAGTCTGTTGCTTGTTGCGTTGAAATATTCCGCAGAGCATTACAACAAAAGCCTAATGATAAGGGTGTAAGACGTTCTCGCTGGGCTATTATTAGAAATACTAATCCACAATTACGAACAACCACTATTAAGACTTGGCTTGATTGGTTTCCCGAAGAAGACTGGGGAAAATTTATGTGGAGCGTTCCCTACACTCATTGGATTAGGCAAGCTGACCTCGAACTTGAGGTTCTTTTTTTGGCTTTGGACAGACCCGAGGATGTCAAAAAGCTACTATCACTCGAACTTACTGGCATATGGATTAACGAAGCTAGAGAAATACCTAAGAGTATTATTGACGCTTGTACGATGCGTGTTGGTAGATTCCCTTCAATGCGAGAGGGAGGCCCAAGTTGGTCAGGGGTTATAGCAGATACTAATGCTCCCGAAGAAGATCACTGGTGGCCTATTATGTCAGGCGAAGTCCCAGTTCCCGACCACATAGGATTAGAACAAGCACGAATGTTAGTTAAACCTGACAACTGGTCTTTCTATACGCAACCAGCAGGGATGATAGAAAAGAAACTTACTGATGGTAACATTGATGATTATGATATAAATGTAAAAGCAGAGAACATATCTAATATGTTACCTACTTATTACACGAACCTTATAAGGGGTAAGACAAAAAGCTGGATTGATGTCTATGTAATGAACCGATTAGGCTCAATTCAAGAAGGTAAACCAGTATATCCAATGTTTGTAAGCGACACACACATATCAAAAGAGCCAATACCCATAGCAGATGGGGTAACTTTATACATTGGAATCGACTTTGGACTTACACCAGCCGCAGTTTTTGGTCAAAAGGTTAGAGGTAGATGGCTAATACAGTCTGAAATTGTAGCAATTGACATGGGTATTGTTAGATTTGCTGAGTTATTACGCCAAGAAATAGCAACAAAGTTTGCTCACTTAGATGTAAAAATATATGGCGACCCTGCTGGTGACTTCCGAGCGCAAACAGATGAGTCAACACCATTCCAAATTATGCGTGGTGCTGGATTAAGGGCGACTCCTGCTCCCAGTAACTCTGTTGACTTACGTTTAGAGTCTGTTTCAAGCACACTTAACAAGATGTCAGAGGGCAAACCAGCTTTTCTTGTAGACAGAAGATGCGAGACTCTAATCAAAGGGTTTGAAAGTGGCTATTCTTATAGGCGTATGAATGTATCAGGCGAAAGATTCGATGATAAACCTGACAAAAATATGTACTCACACATACATGACGCACTTCAGTACTTAATGTTAGGTGCTGGTGAGGGCAGACAACTTATGCGTGGACAGAAACCTATAAGTGCCTTTAATGGCAGGAAAGATTTTGATGTATTTGCTAGGCAACCAGCACAAAGAAAGAAGAAATCTCTATGGGCGAGGTTATAATTGTGCGTTGTGTTTTAATAGATTCTGTGTAACAGATTTAGATTAATAATTTATGGAGGTTAATATGTGTGTACCATCCCCTAAAGTCCAAGCACCACCGCCACCTGATCCAAGCATTGCGGCGGCTCAAGGTGAAGCTCGTGATGATGCTCAAGCAGTACGTTCAGATCGTAAAGCTGAAGTTTTGGAAAAAGGTGTACGTCGTGCAAGAGGCGGTGGAGGCCGAAGGTCTTTACTAACTGGCTCTAAAGGTGGCATGGGTTACTACAACGAGTATTTGTAGATGCTGGATTACAATGATGCAGTTAACCCATCAGATCAAATCGATCAGCAAAAGATTGCTGAAAAGTATTTACGTCTGTACCAAAAAGCTAAACAACATCGGGAAAATTTTGTACCCCTCTTTGAAGAGTGTTACGAATACGCTCTCCCGATGCGTGAGAGTTTTTACTCTGAGAGTATTGGTCAACGTAGAGATGATAAAATCTTTGACGAGACAGCAGTTGTTGGTGTTCAAGAGTTTGCGTCTCGTTTACAATCGGGTCTTGTTCCAAATTTTGCACGCTGGGCAGACTTTACGGCAGGAAGTGAAACGCCTAAAGAAGAGCGTGACCAAGTTAATAACGAACTGGATGAAGTAACAGAGTATGTATTTGAGATTATACAGAACTCTAATTTTGCTCAAGAAGTACATGAATCATTTATGGACTTGGCAGTTGGTACTGGTGTCCTCGTTGTTTCAGAGGGTGACGCAATTCATCCTATCAATTTTACGGCAGTTCCTTTACCTCACATTGTTCTTGATACTGGCCCTGATGACTATATTGACCATGTTTATAGGGAACGTCATTGCCGTAATTCAGATATTCCTAATATGTATCCGAAGGCAACCATCTCAGACAAGCTACAAAGAAAGATATCAAACCAACCCGAAGAGCGTACAAAGATACTTGAGGTAGTTTGTAGGGATTACTCAGTTAAAAACGAAGATCAGTTTATGTTCTATGCTATAGAACCTAATCTAAAAGAAATGATTAAGATGGAAACCTACAAAGGTGTGGGATCAAATCCGTTTGTATGTTTTAGATGGTCTAAATGTTCGGGCGAAGTTTATGGGCGTGGCCCTTTGATGAACGCATTAAGTGCGATTAAGACCACCAACCTTACAATAGAATTAATTTTAGAAAATGCACAGATGGCTATCTCAGGCATCTATCAAATGGATGATGATGGTGTCATTAATCCTGATACAATCAATCTCGTTCCTGGAACTGTAATTCCAAAAGCACCAAATAGTCAAGGATTACAACCAGTTGCGGCCGCTGGTAGTTTTGATGTTGCAAGTCTTGTCTTAAATGACATGAGGCTTAACATTAAAAGAGCGTTATATAATGATATGTTAGGTAATCCTGACAGAACTCCTGCGTCTGCTACTGAAGTTGCAGAGCGTATGGCTGATTTATCAAGACGAATAGGTAGTGCTTTTGGCAGATTGCAAGCAGAACTTGTCCAACCAGTCCTCCAAAGAGTTGTATATATTCTGAAGAAGCAAGGTCGAATAGAGCTACCTACGATAAACGGACGAGAAGTCAAAGTGCGTAGTGTTTCTCCTCTCGCTCAAGCACAATCCAACCAAGACATCTCGTCCGTTGCTCGGTTTCTTGAGATGGTTCAGCAAAGATTCGGCCCTGACATTATGAACATTCTTATTAACTCAGAGGAAACTGCGGCTTACTTGGCTAAGAAGTTTGGCGTTCCTGATAATTTGATAAGAGATTTAGCAGAGCGTAAGCAACTTGTGCAGATGGCACAAGAATACGCAGAGCAACAACAACAACAACAAATGGGTTTGCAAGGGCAACAACAGATGCAACAACAAACTCAAAACATGGAAGGCATGATGCCACCTGATGCAGAACAACAATAAACAATATCTTGGATTAGATGGGATTCAGCGGAAGAGAGAAGAAGACCACGAAATCAGCCTAAACATTGCTCATACATTTAACACAGACACTGGTAAAGCAGTCTTAAAGTATCTACGTTCTATTACTATAGAACTAGTACATGGCTCTAACGTATCAAACGAGGAGTTACGCCATGTTGAAGGCCAACGATACTTAGTTGGTTTAATTGAATCTCGTATTAACCATGCACATAAGGTGAAAAACAATGAGTGAAGAAGCACAAGTTGGTCAAACCGAAGGTGCTGAACCAACAGAAGGAACTCAGGATAGTCTAATACAGACTCAAGAAGTTTCGGTTGAGCGTCCTGAGTGGTTGCCAGAAAAGTTTAAGAACCCCGAAGATTTGGCTACGGCATATAATAGCCTTGAGACAAAGCTAGGTTCTTCTAAGGACGAAGCGATAAAGGCTTACCAAGAAGAGATTGAAAAAGAAGCGTATGCTAATCGACCAGCTACGTCAGGTGACTACCAAGTTCCTGATGGATTAGACGTTGAGAAGATTGGCGACAACAAACTCTTAAACTGGTGGGCAGAACATTCTTACTCTAACGGCTTTAGCCAAGACGAGTTTGAAGAAGGCATTGCATTATACATGGATCAAAATCCTACTGATAGTGGCCCTGATATGGATGCCGAATTAGCGAGGTTAGGTGACAATGCTTCTGCTCGTACTGAATCAGTTTCCTTATTTGCACAGAGATTCTTTCCTCAATCATCGATGGGTGCAATCGAAAGGATGTGTGAGACTGCTGATGGCATTATTGCTCTTGAGCATATTATGGATAACCTTAAGGAAGCACGGCCTATGAGTGGTTCTACTCCTACTGCAAAACTGGATGAAGCTACTCTTCAGACTATGATGCAAGATGAGAGGTATCATAATCCTGCAAAGCGTGAAAAATCATTTGTACAATCTGTAGAAAACGGATTCAAACAGTTGTATGGCAGATCGTGAACTAAAACGTATTGGTCGGCTTTCTCTTGTTAATGCTACTGTAGATCACGCAGAACAAATAGCTGACCACTTACGCTTACCTGACAGAATCGAGTGTATGATTCATGGAGTTCATCCTCTTGAAGCATTGACCGAGCCGTTAGTAGTAGAAGGTGCTAGAAACTACTCACTTAAAGTTGATGACGATTGCATAGCAATGTGTGGTGTTGTTCCAATAGATGAGATGGGATACTCAGGAAGAGCTTGGTTTCTTGGTACTGGCGGTGTCAACGTACACTTTCGTACATTTATTCGTGGTTGCAAAGATGTTGTTGATTTACTGCAAGGAGAGTATGAACAAATTGAAAATGTAGTACCAGCTACAAGCCACGATACAATAATGTGGCTTTCGTGGTGTGGCTTTATGTTTGAAGAGGAAACATACTTTGTTAATAATCAAGCAATGATACGTTTTGTGCGTTGCAAAAATCCAAAAAACAATGTCTATTATTTGGACAAACGACCTGTTGTACACTAGGCGACCGAAAGGGCAATCAAGCAGTTTACGCATAGCAGACAATCGTAATAACTGAAACTTAACTTTTGAAAAGGACTATTTGATATGGCAAATTCTATTGATACCGCCTTTATTAAACAGTTTGAATCTGAAGTACATATGGCTTATCAGCGTATGGGCAGTAAATTACGGAATACTGTGCGTACTGTGGGCAATGTACAAGGGAGCGTTGTACGCTTTCAAAAGATTGGAACTGGAACTGCGTCTACTAAATCACGAAATGGTATGGTAACTCCTATGGAGCTTACACACACCACAGTAGAAGCAACCATGAGCGACTTTTACGCCGCAGAATATATCGATAAGTTAGACGAATTGAAGACTAACATCGATGAGCGTCAAGCAGTTGCTAAGTCAGCCGCCGCCGCTTTAGGTCGTAAAACTGACGAAATTCTCATCACTGCTATGGATGCAGGAGCTAACTCAACACAAATTGGTGCGACTGGTTCTGCCGTTTCTAAGGCTGACCTACTCTCATTGTTTGAAGTAATGGGTTCTGCTGACATTCCTGAAGATGGTGGGCGTTTCTTAGCTATGCACCCTAAAGGCTATGCGGATTTGTTTAACATTACAGAGTTTGCAAGTTCAGACTTTGTAGGTGAACAGAATCTTCCGTTTGCTGGTGGCATGACTATGAAGAACTTTCTTGGCTTTAACATCTTTTCAACAAGTGCAATTACGGCTGGTAAGAATATTGCTTTCCATACGTCATCTGTTGGACTTGGAATTGGTGCTGATGTCTCAACCGAGTTGAACTACATTCCTGAGAAAGTAGCTCATCTTGCAACATCTATGATGTCAATGGGTGCAGTTGTTATTGATAACAACGGTATCTATGAAGTCTTAGACAACAACTAGGAGGATTAAGAAATGGCTTATACACCATCAAGTTTAACTCGCCTAGCTGGTGGGTCAGGATTAACACTTTGGCATTACAGTACAGAAGATACTATTGCAGATGTGAATACTGCTGGTTACTTCACTGGTGAAGCACTCAACATGATGCGTCTTAATGACGTTATTGTTGCCGTGACCTCCACTGCTGGAACTCCAGTTGTTACTATGACATATGCAAACGCATCGTCTGGAACGGCTATTGACGTAGTTGATGGCTTGACTGTAACTGCAACAGACTCAGACTAGGGATTTAGGGGGGTAATTCCCCCTAAAACGATTATATGGCAACGACCAGTACTTCAGCAAATAGTGGCATAGATATATGTAGCAGGGCGTTGATACTGGTCGGTGCTAATCCTATTACGTCTTTTGACGATGGCAGTACCGAATCTATTGTTGCCGTTAATATGTATGAGGATATTACAAGGGCGGCACTTACAAACTCTAGGTGGCGTTTTGCTACAGAACAAGCAGTGTTAAACACTTTGTCTGCCAAACCTACTGGTAGGTGGGATTTAGCTTCTCAGTTACCTAACGATCTTATTATGCTTCACGGCATTACTGTAAATGACCAGCTTATTGATTACCAAATCTATGGAGATATGGCTTACAGTAATCAATCAGTAACGGATCAGCTTGTTGCTGATTACTCTTTTAGAGCAAGCGAAATCAATTGGCCTTCGTATTTTACGTTAGCAGTCGAGTATTCAATAGCGATTGTTTTTGCAACGGCTATTGCTCGTGACGCTTCACTCGCTACCTTGATGACTACACAAGCAGATAAGGCTATGTCTAAAGCTAGAAACCTAGACTCACAACAAAGCACAACTGCAAAATTAACAACATCGAGGTTTATTGTAGCAAGGACAAGCTAATGCCAAGAATCAGAGTGCCTATTAGTAACTTTCAATTTGGCGAAGTCAGTCCTAACTTAATTTCAAGAACTGATACTAATGTTTATCAAAACGCTGGATTACAAGTAGAGAACTTCTTTCTTAAAAACGAAGGTGGTTTAGCTAAACGATTTGGCACAAGCAAAGTTTATGAATTTGATACTGTCCCTGATACAGATAATTATATTCAACAACATAGATTAATTCCTTTTATATTTTCTGACGATGAAAAGTATCTCATCTCAATGGAAGATGAAAAGATACGTTGCTTTTTTATTAATCCTACAAGTGGTGCTATTACTTTAGTAGATACTATTGTTCAAGATTCAGAACAGTCACCAGCTACTTTGCCTTTTACTAAAAGTAATTTGCATGAGTTAACATACGCACAAACTGGCGACACGATGATTATTGCTCATCAGAGCTTTATGCCTCGTATATTGTCTCGAACATCTCTTACTGATTTCCAAGTTACTACATTTGTTTATGACCAAAGTAGTGATGGTAGAAAATTATTTCAGCCATACAATCAATTCCAAGTTGGTAATATGACGCTTGATCCTGCCGCTACTACTGGAAATACAGTTGTATGCGTAACAAGTGGTTCGTACTTTGACACGACTGGCTCTCAAAATGGTGGTGGGAATTATTTAGATAGTAAGCATGTTGGTGCTAGTCTTAAATATCAAGGCTCTGAAATACAGATTGTAAGTGTTCAATCTGCTACGCAGATAACTGGTAAGATTATTCGTGAACTGTATGTTGATTTGGATATTGATGCGTTTCGTTCAGTAGATGGTACTGCTGATCTTGAGGTAACGCATATCAATCACGGATTAAATACTGGAGATTCAATTACAATTTCAAGAGCAGGAACTATTGCAGGGATTACACCAGCAAATATTAATGGTGTAAGGACTGTGCAAGAGGTAGTGGATGCAAACCATTATTTTATTACCGCAGGAGCAAACGCAAACGCATCAATAGATGGTGGAGGTGCGCCTAGGATAACTTCACACGCACCTACAACAGAGTGGTCTGAAGGCTCTTGGAGCGTCATTAGAGGCTATCCAGCCGCAGTTACCTTCCATGAGAACCGATTATGGTTTGGTGGCACTCTAGGGCAACCTGACGGAATATGGGCGAGTGTTACTAATGCATACTTTAACTTCGATGTTGGCGATGCTGAAGCTACAGACTCGTTAAATCTTACCGCTAGTATTGGTGAGATTAATACAATACGTCACATTGTTTCTAACAGAGACTTGCAGATATTTACATCGTCATCTGAGTTCTACATTCCGTCTTTTACTGCTGAACCTATTACGCCTACAAATGCACAGATTAAAAGGCAAACTCCTTTTGGCTCTAGTTATGTAAGACCGCAATCTTATGATGGTGCTACTGTTTACATTCAAGCTAACAACCAAGTGGTTCGTGAGTATCTTTATTCAGATTCAGAGGCGGCTTATGTTTCATCGGGTGTAAGTACACTGTCGCCACACTTAATAGTGCAACCAATACAGATGGCAGTTCTAAATGGTATGAACACAAGACCTGAGAGTTACTTGTTTTGCGTTTGTTTAGATGGAACTATTGCACTGTTTACATCTAATAGATCAGAGAAGCGTGCTGGTTGGACTAGGATTACAACCAATAATGGTGCTTTTCATTCTGTACAAGTAATTGATAACAGAATCTTTACTGTAACTAAATACAATAAAGGCAACGGCACTAATAAGTTTGTGCTTACAGAGTTTGATCCTATAAGAAACATGGATTTTTCTGTGTTGTATAGCGGATCAGCAGGAGTATTCGATGTCTCATCGCACTTTGATAACGGTGCTATTGTGTCTGTTGTTAATGGTACTGATTACTTGGGTAAATTTACAGTAGCTAATGGCAAGGTAGATGTCTCTGCCGTACAACTAATAACGTCAGCAGAAATAGGTTATGAGTTTAATGTAGTTGCTGAAACAATGCCTATTGATGGCTCTATACAAGGTGGCCCTCTTACTGGGCAAGCAAGAAGTATTCACAAAGTTGTAGTTGATATGTCAAATACATTGGCAGTAAATGTTAACAGTCAGAACTTAGTCTTACGAAATGTTACGGATGACTTGAGTTTAGGTAGAACTCCTTTTACTGGCAAAAAAGAGTTTAGATTTTTAGGTTACGATAAAGACCCGACAGTTACAATTTCACAAGCGTATCCGTTGTCTTTAGATATTAATGGTTTGGTTGCGGAGGTATCTTTCTAATGAGTTATATGATGGCGTTAACGGCAGTTTCAACTGGTCTTTCTGTAATGTCTTCTTTGAAAAAAGGAGGGATGGAACAGACTGCGTATCAGATGGACGCACAACAAGAAGAGTTGAGACTGGCACAAGAAAAGATTATTGCTCAACAACGAGCCAATGATCGAATTGCTGAACTAGATGTAAACCAAGCGGTAAACGAAGCGTATTTTGCTTTTCTTGGCAGGGATGTAAGTGATCAAAGTTACAAAGCTTTTATGAAAAAAAATCAAGAGACTGCTTTTTCAGATGTTAAGCGTAGCAATTATCAGTCACTACTTGAGCAAGGGCAAATAAGATACGCACGAGCGCAAGACTTGCATCGTGGCAAAATGGCTAAAGAGAAATCAAAAGTAGATGCAATGAATAGTTTGGTTACTGGATTGTACAATTATAATACAATTAGTGTTTAAGGGTTAATAATGGCTGGTGTAATAAGAGAAGCTACAAAGTTTAGGAATCAACAAATTGGCGTTGTTAAAGCGTCAAGAGGTGCAGTTGATGTTCAAGACTCGGTAACTAAACTTGCTGACAATATTACTGCTATGGCAGTCAAAGAAGCTGGTATCACCGCAGAGCGTGAAGGAAAGACATTTGCTAAAAGTCTTAGTGAAAATCAATTACGATCTATAAATCCAAAGACTGGAAAACCTGAAGCGTTTGACGCTATGCCAACAACTTACGGCAGAATAGCAAGAGATGCTTTTCAAGATACAGTAAACACTCAATACGAGCAAAGCATAGCTTCAGAAATACAAGCTATGGCTAAAAGAACTGAGGCTCTATATCCTAACGATCCTGATAAATACGCCACTACATTTGGCACAAACATAAACGTAATGAAGCAACACGCTACTGGTATCTACGCCAATCTTATTGATAGATATGGTTCTACATATTTAGCGTCAACAAAATTAAGTATCCAGTCTGCTCAAATTAAAAAAGCTCAAACGCATCTTAAAGAAAATGTTTTAATTAGCTCAGAGCAAACCAGTCAAGCCATTACAAATATGTATGGAGCAAATGCATCAGATCAAGACATAATAAATACCTATAATCTTCAAAAACAAATTATTGATAAGGGTAAAACTGGAAACGTATTAGGCCCTAACGATTCGGCTAAAGCGTTTTCTTACCTAAACAATTCAATGGTTAAAGGTTCTATTACTAGATATGTGCTTACTGGTGCTGGTGTTGAAGATGACACAAAAAGGAAACTAATAACAAGCATTTCCAATAAACAAAAGTTACTTGATTATATTTTAGCTCCACAAGATACAAAGCTTTTGCAGTTTGATGATACTATTATAGTTGCTCCTAAGAGAACTGTAATGGGTACAGACGGCAAAACAGTAGTGTTGCCTGAAATGACAATGCGTGAATATGCTGAGTACACAAACGAAAGAATGGAAAAGCTTACTGATAGAGATGATGTAGTTTCATACTTAAAGAATACTATAACTACTGCTGACGTTATTAGAAATGAAGAAAACAATGAAGCTGAAATAAAAAATAAGATAAAAGAAAATAGTATTATTGATTCAGCTAATTCGGATATTAAAAAAAGCACTGATACTTTAGTTACTAATAATGAAACTTATGTTCCTACATTAAAGAAAATTGTACAAGGTCTTAACAAACTTGGGAATCAAACTACGCCATCTGCTGATGGTGTAAAAGCAAAAGTAAGCAAAGACAATTATGCTAAATCAGTAGATAAAGCTTACAAAGCTACTACTTACAGTTTGCTACGTTCAATTCTTCAACCAATAAAAGACAACAAAGAGCTTAAAGAAAAAACTATTAGTGCATTAAAACGCATAAGTGCTACTGGAGATGTAGATCAGTTACTTTACCTAACAGACGTTAGCGAAGAAGATCGTAAAGTTATTACTGAAGACCAGTTTAATTCTATAAAAACGGCTTATAGAGAATTTAGATCGGTTTCTAATGCTAAAGATTTCCATCAAATTTTTGAGCCTACATTAAGTAACACTAGTTCGGCTATTATAACTGCTAATAACACAGACTCAAAGATTGAAGGCAATGAACTTAAAGTACTAAAGGCAGAAAAAACTAATCTATTGTTTAAGATCATAGATGATTCAAAAAAGGTAATGAGCGAAGCTAGTAACATTGATGTTATTAACAATTCTGAAGAAGTAAATAGGTTGTTAGATAAACGAATAGCTAAGTTTACTACAATGTTAAAAGAGCATGAGACGTTAAAAGACAAATCTCCGTACGACAGAAGTCAAATTATTAAAGCAAGAGATGCAGAAGTTGCCGCTATTATAAGAGGTTCATTTGGTCATCTCTTAAGTCAAGTGGATACAGAATACACTTTTGAAGATTCGCAAGGAAAAGAAATTAAACGTAAGCTAACTAAACAAGATGTTGATAATTTAGCTAATGCGTTTGTAGTTGGTAAATCTGATTTAACAATATTGCCTAAAGAGTTTAAGCCATTAATAAATGGCATTACCAAAAACCAAGTAATGCTTACTAGCGATGCGGCATCAACAATGATGACTGAGCTTAAAGATTCTTTTGAAAGTGCTACTAAATCAGCTAGTAAAGATGCGGCTATACAACGAGGTTATGAAGATATAAACGTAAAGAACGATGTAAAGAGCGAACAGATTGATGATATTATTAATGATTTAATCTGGAAAGACATAGAGCCTGACAAAACTAAGCGTGACCCTATGTGGTTTACCAAGACTCCATTTATAGATAACGAAACTGGTAAAGTTCATCCGTTATGGTCGAATGTAATTAATACTGCTATGGCACACAATAGATTGCCTGAGCCAATTGTAAGTCATTTGAATGGTCTTGGCGATGGTACTTTAGGTATTATTACAAGTGGCATGTCTGACGCTAATAAAGCAATAATTACAAATAGATATGAAAACGCTTTCAATGTTTACAAAGCATTAACTGCTTTTGAAGTAAACAATGGAGGGCAGATAGAAACCATTAACTTACTAGATGGCAATAAATTACTAGGCCATAAGGTCGATAAGAAATCAATGGCTAGAGTTGAGTATGCTTTATCTGTAGCAAGGGTTAGTGGAGGTGATGGTCAAGCTACTGAGTTAATCAAACAATTGACTATGTTTAATGATGAAAAAGAACGTAGTGGTTTTAGAACAGTATTTTTAGATAACATTAACAATGCGTATCAAGAAGATAAAACCTTACCTAAACCTAGTAGCATACAAGCGGCAGTAGCTTTAACCACTAATAACCAAAGGTTAATAATGGAGCTTACTCCTTGGGCAACGGAACAAGTGTCTATAGGCAAAATATCTAATCTTGATCAAATGGATGAGGCTATTAAAGAAAAGTTAAAAGAATATCAAATTCCAAGCCGTATTGTGTTTACAACAGTTAGTGATGGTGGAAGTTGGGATGGTAAAAATGGAACAATGGTATCTCCATTTGCTCTTTCTAAACGTCTATCTTCTGCAAAAATAGAGAAATTTATTACTCAATGGCAAACACAACTGCCCGAAGGGTTTACTTTTGCTAGAGCAGTAACGGAAGATTATATACGCAAACAAACTATTAAAGATCAACAACCTAATTTTATGTCCGTAGGAGGCATGGGTGGTAGTAACAAAGATGTCTTTGGTGCTTTCCAATCTAAAGATGTTTATGGAGATCAGCCAACGTATTTAATGCCTATGCCTAATTCGTCAATGGATGGCAAAATTACATATAGAGCAATTACAGTTGCTGATAATAATGGTGTTTTAGAAATGAAATACGTTATGGATCAATCAAGTGACAATGGATATATAGAATTTACAGTCGATCAGGATATGATTAATGCTGGTGATCCGTTAAGTTCCGATCAACAACTCGAAGAAATAAATGCAGATATAAAATTAAAGAATGGACAGATTCAGAAGCTATCGCAAGACCCTGAGTTTCTTAATGTTAATTCTGACGCAGGAAAAGCAATAAGAAATAAAATTGTCTCATTAAAAACTAAAGTTCTTGAACAAGAAAAAAACAAAAAGATTCTAGAAACCCCATCTGAAACTGCACCTTCAAAAGATAACTCTGCTGAGATTGGCACTAATACAGATTTAATTTTAAACTCTATGTCTTTGCTTGAAGTTCAAGAAGGATTTAATCCTAAACAATATAAAGATGGTAAAAATTTTAGCGTTGCTTTTGGCATGTACATTCCAGCACTCACTGTTGATGAAAGAAAACTAATCAAAAACATTAATAATGTAACTAAAGAAGAAGGCAGAGCAGTCCTTAAGGTTAAGGTAACTAAAATTATTAAAGGTTGGAATAATATAACTGGCAATAAGTTTAGCAATCTTCCAATTAAAGCAAGAACCGCAATGGTTAGTATGGCTTATCAGCTTGATTTAACAAATATACAAAGCTCAAAAGCAAGAAAATCATGGCCTAAATTTTTAGCGGCAGTAAAAAAAGCAAGTACATTTGACTACAATAGTCCTGAACAAAAGGAAGCTCTTAAAGAAGCTTCAGGTCATATGCTTTATAATTACGAAGATGATGGTGTAACTGTTAAGAATCGTACATTGTGGTATCAACAAACGCCTAACAGGGCTGAAGAAATGTCTAAGGCATTATTAGGGTAATGGCAGATTTTAATTTAGTATGGAATCCTTACGAGGATGACGAAGACGAAAAGCGTAGAATAAAATCTATGTTAAATCGCAATGCAGATACGTTTACTTCTGATTCTGCTGGTCAAGACTATCGTAAAGATGTTGTTGATTTAGACTCTGAAAGTACATTTGGTGATTTGTGGGCGGCACAAATTGGTTATCAATACGACCCTATAGTTGAAGCGGCACATCGTTGGTATAAGTATAGTGATGATGATATAGACGTTGATTATGTGCCTTTGCAAAACATGGAGGGTTATGAAGAATTTAGGTCTAATTTAGTTGTTGCTAGAAACGAAGAAGAAGAAGCAGACATTAAGAGAGCGATTGACGAAAACAGAAATCGTAGAGCAGTAATGAGTGAGTTTGGGTTTGGTGCAAACTTGCTTGCTGGTGTATTAGACCCAATTAATTTACTTGCAGTACCTTTTGCTGGTGCTGGTTTTGTAACTGCTGGAGCAAGAACTGTTGGTGGGTTTGTTGGCAGAAGAGCTTTGGCTACTGGTGCTGGTGTAGGACTTACACAAGCAGGCTTAGAAGCGGCTCGTGCGCCATTCGATCCTTTGAATACATGGCAAGAAACAGCACAGAATATTGGATTTGCTACTTTAGCTGGTGGAGTTATTGGTGGTTTAGTATCAATTCCTGCGGCTCGTAGGGTAGATGCTACTGCTAAAACAATTAAATCAACACGCAAAATAGCAAAAGCACATGAAGATTTAGTTGTTAATGATTTAGAAAAATTAGATATTGGCGATGGAACTCAAAGATCGCAACGTAGATATGGGGACGAAAGCGAAGAAACTATTAAAGCTGGTAAAAAGTTAATACCAAAAACATTGGAAAGACTTAAGGCTCAACTAGACGAAATGACTAAAGACCTCGACCCTACAGTTAGAGATAGATTACTTGATGAAATTGATGAGACTGGTGAAATTAGTAAAGCTACATTCAAAGAATTAGATAAATTTACTCAGACAAAAATAAGGGGTTCATTTGATCCTGACTTTTATTTTCACGGCACAAATGAAAAAACTACGTTTCGTGATGGTAACCAAGGAGAGTTTGATACTCCTGCTTATGGTCAGGCTACATTAGATAGATTTATTGATGCTGATGGTAATTTAGTTATAAGAGCAACGCCTGATGATGTTAGAGGCGATAAACAAATTGGCGTTTCTTTAACTCAAGACCTTGATACTGCTATTAGCTACACCGCAGAAAAACATAAAGACCCAGCAATTCGTGCTAATAAAGGTGGTCGTTTGCCTGAGACAGTTGGTGGTGATGATGCAATTGTTTTTAAGATTAAAAAAGAAGCTATTGATGCAAGTAGATTAAAGCCTGAGGCAATGGGTGAAATCTTAGTTGATGGCGATATAAAGATTGCTCCAAAAGATTTTGAAATAATTAGATATGGAAAGCACGCAGACAAAGGTCTTAAGCAAGACGGTAATGTAGGCAAGAGTGGTTTAGTTAATGTTCGTAAACAACTTAATAAAGAAACTAAAGACTTAGAAGATTTAACTACGGAAGGTAATTTAAGAACTATTGAAGATGCTAGAAACTCAGGCAAAGACCCTAAGAAACTAACATCTGATAATATGAAGCTAGTAGAAAGTTGGTTTACTAATAACGCTTTCTACACAAAGTTTCTTGCTACACCTTACAAGACAATAGTCCAAGGCAAATACCCAGTACAAGTTAAGAAGTACATGATTGAGCTTGCTATGGATAGTGGCGTTGCTCACATGGTTAACAAGTTAGGCGTATCATTTGGTAACTCAGTTTATCAAATGGCGGCTATGCGTAATGGTGAATGGGTCAAGGCTATGGATGATCTTATGATTATTTTTGGCAGATCAACAAACCAAGGCACAAGAAAAATACTGGACATTGCTGGTGGCCCTCGTGGTTTTGACGCGTGGGTTAAGGGCGTCAATAAGGAATATGTAAATGGCAATAAGCTTGGATTGTCTGACGTAGATAAAGAAGCATACGAAATAATGCATCAGTTTTGGAGTACTTGGGGTGCAAGACTTGAAGACACTGGCTTAATCGGCAACAAAACATTCTTTACTAATAAAACATTAAACAACGAAAGAGTAATTAAAGACATTGACGCTGATCTTGTTGTTTATCAAAAAGAATTAAAAGAAGGTATGGATGATTTTGCTACTAAAATTGATGGTATATCACGCAGTATTGCAGACTTAGAAATGAAATTCAAAACAATAGGTTTGAATAAAAAACAACAGTCTACATTAGATAAACTATATGAAGTTTTAGAAAGATACGAAGTTCCTAGATATAATCCCTTCAAAAGTAAGAACAGAATCTATGGCTACAAAGCTCTCCTTAGAAAGAAGATAAGGATGGAGCGTGAAAACGCTGAAATGAAAACTCAATTAGACGAGCTAAGTGATACTAATCAGTCGTCAATAATGGCTAAAAACGAAGAGAATATGTTTGCTCGTTTTTGGGATAGGGAAGCTATTGACGCTAACAGACCACAATTAGAAGCTATCTTTGTTAAATGGTATGAAGAAAACCCAAGCGTTACTGTGTTTGAAAACGGCAAATGGATTAAAAAAGATTTAAGTCGTGACCCTAGAGACATTGCTGAAAGAGCATCGTCTACTGTAGATACAATAATGGGTATAGCTTCTAAAGACGCTACTGATGTAGATGTAGTTTACTATGGAATGGGTAAGTCAAAACATTTTAAGCACAGAGCAATCGATATACCTAACAAGCTGGTATTAGATTTTATTGTTAACGATCCTATGGCAGTTATGAAAGCGTACACAATGAGGGTTGCACCTCGCTATGAGTACGCAAAGAAACATAACATGGCATCTTTGGATGATGTTTTAGATGATATTGATATTGAAATGTCTACCGCTGGTAAGAGTTTGGACGAAGCTAATAGAGTGCGAATGAACTATCAGCATATGTACGATAGGATTGTTGGCTCTGTTATGCGTAAAGACCCATCATCTTGGGATGTAATGGCTGTAAAAGTTATGCGAGATGCGGCTCAATTGAATTATCTAGGTAGTGCAGGGTTTTCTACATTGCCTGATTTATCTAAGATTTTAATGGAGCATGACTTACCTACACTTAAAGGGATACTTCAAGACATAGGTAGTGGCGATAAAAGAATCCTAATGAATAAAGAAGAAGGCAGATTAGCTGGTGAAATATTAGATATTATTACTGGCTCTAGTCATTTGCGTATGACAGAAGAATTAGCTAACAATCCTTTTTCACAAGGGTTCTACGATAAATATGCGGCTAAAGGTAAAAATGCTTTTTACATAGCTAACTTACTTGCTCCTGCAACTAGAGTGTTTAAGCAAATTGATAGCATGGCAAGAGTCCATACTTTGATCGATGTCGCAGTTCGTAAAAATCACAATGCATATAAAGCCGCTAAAGATGGCTCTGATAAAATGAAAGAGCTAAGTCAGTTTGAAGTTACATATGCGGCTCGTTACAACATTGACGATAAGGTAGCTAAAGAAATAGCTGAGTTAGTTGAAAATGGAACAATAGAAAAAACTAACTCAGGTTTGTATGTAGGAAATACTGAAAAATGGCCTAGCTCTATGAACGCTACAAAAGAAAGCTTTAGAGCAAGCTTAAACTCAGGAATCTTAAATACAGTTCTTATGGGTACACCAGCAGACAAGCCTATTATTGTTGATGGCGTTGTATTTATACCTATGAGAGT